TTACATTGGAACAGATTTAGATGTAGACGGAACCGCAAACTTAGATGTCGTAGATATAGACGGCGCTGTAGATATGGCGACTACTCTTACTGTTGCTGGTGTTGCATCATTCCCTGGACACGCTCAGTTTGTAGATTCAACAGGTACTGGTAACAACAGAGCAAGATTTGGTGCTGGTAACGACTTACAAATTTGGCACGATGGTAGTAATTCATACATTTCTGATGGTGGTACTGGTGATTTAATTATAGAAGGTTCAGATGATTTATTTATAAATTCAATAAGTGGTGAAAAATATATTAAGTGTGTTGACAATGCTCAAGTAAATCTTTATTATAATGATGGTTTAAAACTAGCAACCTCAGCAGTCGGAGTTACAGTAACAGGAACAGTAATAGCAACTACAGACACAGACACATCAAACACAGGTAATGTAACACTAGACTTTGCTGCAAATCAAAACTTTGTATTAACAATGACTGGTAATGTAACTTTAGTCAACCCAACCACAGAACAAGTTGGTCAATCAGGATTTATTACACTAATACAAGATGGTACTGGAAGTAGAACTTTAGCCGTTGGCAACCAATACTTTGGTGTTGATGGTGAAGTTCCAGAAATAAGCACAGCCGCAAACGCAATTGATGTTATTCCTTATATTGTTATTGCAGATGGAAAGATATTGTTGGGTTCTGCTCAGAAGGCCTTTTCTGATGCTTCATAATGAGTAGGAGAATATAATGAGTGGTCCTTTTGGAAGTTCTCAATGGATGTATAAATCTGGAGAAGTCATTGCGTGGGGCGGAACAAGAATGATTTCAGGTGGCGGAACTACTGGTAATGGTGGTACAGCAGCTGGTAATGCTGCTACGATAGACTATGTTAATATAGCCGGCGCTAATGCTAATGCTTCTGACTTTGGTGATTTATCAGCAGTCAGAATTTCATTAGGTGCAGTATCGTCTACAGGAAGAATGGTCTTTCTTGGTGGTAATCCATCTTATGTAAATATTATGGAATATGTTACTCCAGCGAGTACTGGTAATGTTACTGACTTTGGCGATTTGGTTGTTGGTTCTGCATTTAATGGGCATCAATCATCTAGTGGTATAAGAGGTGTTTTCCATACCGGAAGTAGAAGCGCTGCGAATGGTGGTAGTTACCATGATGATATAGACTATATTACAATAGCATCCACAGGTAATGCTTCTAACTTTGGTCAGTTAGATAAGGACAGAGCTGGTTCTGCTGGTTCTGGTAACGGAATAAGAGGAATTTGGTGGGCAGGTACTTATAATGCCGTTCCTACAGACACATTGGAAATACAATACATTACTTTTGCATCAACTGGTAATGCAACAGATTTTGGAGATATGGTAAGAATTGTTAGGGAACACGGTGCTTGTGGAAATGCAGACCGTAATATGGCTTTTGGTGGTTTTTATGGTTCACTACAAGACACTATAGAATATATAAACCCAGCATCAACGGGTAATACTACCGATTTTGGTAATCTGTTGAATGGCACATATATAATTGATGGTGCCGAAACGGCTATCAGAGGAATAATGATTGGTGGTTCTGGTGCTGTTTCATATGAAAACACAATTCAATATGTAACATTTGCAAGCACAGGAAATTCTACTGACTTTGGTAATCTGACTGTTGGTAGATATGCACACGCAAGTGGCTCAGGAGCCTAATTAAAGGAAATTAAATTATGAAAAATAACGCAAATAAAATAGTTAAGTTAAATAGTAAAACCGATGAACATAAAAGTCATTTGGCACTTCAAGAGTCAGTAGGCGGTCTTGCTACGATTACTAACGAGAAGTTAGCGATAATATCTCAAAAAATGGTTGCTATTGACAGAGCAAACAATACTGCCGGTCGTTCAGAAACACAGACAACCAATCAGTTAATGACTTTAACAATGTTGACCGATTCACCGTATCGTAGATTAAGACAATGTTTGGCTCAGATTGAAAAGAAACGAGGGGCTCTTGATGAAGCATACTTTAAAATGAAAAAGCAGCAAGTGTTGATTAAACAATGGTATGAGAAAGGCGATGAAATGTCTGTTCTTAAAGCTCAAGAAGCTGAACACGGTATGATGAGAAATAAAAATTATATTGATGGTGCATTTAAAGAGATTGCAACATTTCAATGTGCTTATGATGAAATTAGAGAAGCACATAATATTCCAGATAATTGGGATGAAAGAGATGCTGAAGAAGAAGAAATTGACCATCATATTAAACAAGCATTTAGACAAGCACACAGAGAAATGGTAGGCACTGGTTGTATTACTAGTGGAAATATGGAATACTTAGAACAATACGGCATTCATATTCAAACAGCCACTAGATTAATTGCTGATTATATTGCTAGTGAAGATGAGATGATTGTAAAGGGGCAAATGCCTACAGTTGCACATCTATATGCTTTTCTTGACAGAATGGCAGAAACATTCCATGATGCACACAAAACTGTTATGCAACGAATTGGAATTAAAGAATTAGTTAAAGAAGAATTTTTATATTTGGAGAAGAAATAATGGCAGAATATGCACTTAAAGACGGCAACGGAACACTTATTGGTAAAAGTGTTACTATAAGTGGTGTAAGGCATGGTCCATCAAACTATGCTGCTTTAGCAGCCAATGGCGACATTTTAGAAGTAGCCGCAACACCTTCATACGGAGCTGGCGAAGTATTAGATTGGGGCGCTGGTTCTGTCGTTTCTGGTAAATGGCAAAGATGGACTAAAAGAAATAAAACTAATAGCGAACTGATGGTCGAAGTTCGTGCTACAAGAGATGGACTATTAGCAGAAACTGATTTCTATGCTTTATCAGATGTAACAATGAGTAGCGACATGACAACTTATCGTCAAGCATTAAGAGATTTACCAGCAAATGTTGATTTAAGTGATATAACTTATCCAACTAAACCGTAAGTTTAACTATTAATTAACTGTATAAATATAACAACAAGAAAAGGAAAATAACATGGCTAACGATTTTAAAAGATTTTGTGTACCAAATGTCAGCAATAGTAGTAACACTACTTTGTATGCTGTACCTGCTGGTGCAAGTTCAGCTGCATTAGAATCTATCGTGATTGGTATAACAATGGCAAACAAAACTTCTAGTGGTATTACTGCTAGTATTTTTATTGACAATGAAGATGGTAGTAATGATGTCTACATTGTTAAAGATGCCTCTATTCCTGCAGGCTCTTCTTTAGAAGTCATGTCAGGTAATAAGTTAGTACTACAAAACGATGGAACAAATGGTGATAACTTAGAAGCATTATGTAGTGCTGCTAGTTCACTAGATGTAACTGTTTCTGTATTGGAAGATGTATAAAGGATAATTAAAGATGGCATATTTAGGGCAAGGACCGTTTCAAGAATTTACTAACCCACCAACAAAGGATAGTTTTACTGGTGATGGTTCAACAGTAGCATTTGACTTAGACCAAGAAGTACCAAGTGGTTCTCAGAACGCACTTGAAGTCTTTGTTGATAATGTTCGACAAGAACCTGGCACAGGCAAGGCATTCACACTAGGTGTTGACGGAAGTGGTGATACAAAACGAATCACATTCTCGGCTGCCCCAGCGAACGGCGCTTCAATATATGTTATTAACGATAAGACAAACTCAACTATCGTTGCCCCTTTACAAAACGACTTAAACGGTACTGAATTAATTTTAGATGTTGATGGTGATACAAGTATTACTGCTGACACAGACGATAGAATAGATTTCAAAATCGCAAATGTAGAACATTTTTCCTTTTCAAATAGTTCTGGCGATACAATCGTTAAACCAATGGTTGATGCGAAAGATATTAAGTTTCAACAGTATGATGGTAGAACACTATTAGATATTAATGACGGCGGTTTTATTGGAATCGCAAACGGCGCTACAGGTTCTGGTGAATTAAGAATTTACGAAGATACTGATAACGGCACAAACTATTCAGGTTTCAAAGTAGGCGCACAGTCTGCCGATATAGATTATGTATTACCGACTGCTGATGGTTCTTCTGGTACTAGACTGACTACAAATGGTTCAGGCACTCTTTCATGGGCTGCTACAAATGTTCCGACTTCTGCAAACGGACAAGCATTAGGTTCTGCTTCACTTGAGTGGTCAGATTTATATCTTGCAGATGGCGGTATTGTTTATCTTGGCGATGACCAAGACACAACACTAACTCATGTTGCTGATACAGGTATTCTTTTAAACAGTACAAGACAACTACAGTTTGGTGATTCAGGTACTTACATTCATCAAAGTGCTGACGGCGTTTT